GGTAAAGATCCGGTAGTATTTGGATTTGGATTACCATAACCTAAAAATGCTGAGTATAAATCATTAGTTGAGAAATTATTTTGGTATAGTTTAACTCCAAATGATTTTAAAGCATTAGCTACTAAATCTTTAGAAATACCATAATCTAATCTATTATCAGTATTATATCTATTAGTTACATCTTTATAATATATCCAAATATTATCATAATGTTGAGCAACCATCTCAATAAATAACTTATAAGGATCATTTTGTGGATCTTCTTGGATATAAGTAGGGACTGTATTGTATAAGTAATCTAAATTAGATTGATCATATATTGAAGCACTTCCTAAAATTCCAGTTAAATTATCAGCGTTACCTAACCAATTAATAACTTGTGAACTTGTTGTTGGTCTTAATTCATAAGGAATAGTATTTGTAGATTTAGGATAAGACCATGAACCACTTCCAAAGTATAAAAAGTACTCATAACCATCAAAGTTCTCAATTATATTATTAATTTGATTAGTTAAGGTGTTAATATTACTAGAAGTAACTAAAGAAGATAAACTATTTAATGTTGTTATCTCATTTTTATATTGTTCAATTAAACCTACTTTATAAACAAAATTATCAATTCTAGTTACAGCTGATGAAAAATGTATAAAATTAGAAAAATCAGTATAATCAACTCCTATTTGAATACCAGATGATGATATTAAATTATTTAATTGAGAGTATGAAGTTGATAATAATGAACTAGTAATTAATGTAGAATATGTCTGGAATTCACTAGAATTATTAACTTCATCACTAATTGGTAAATTAAAATTAGGACCTTTTATTGGATAACTTGTTATTGTAGGAATTACAATTTCAGGTGTAAATAAGATATTAAATGCTAATAAATCTGATGTTTGAGTTACAATCCATAAAGTACTTTTGACTTGTATATCATCTGGGAGAGGTTCATATAAGTTAATATATATGTCTAATGTATCGTTATCAATTTCTATATTATTAGCTACACTTAAGATATTACCTCCAAAATTTAAAAAGAAATCTTGAAAATAGTTTGGATTAGCATTTAATTGAGATTTAAAATTATTAACATTATTAACAATATCTGGGTCTATGTTATTGCTTATAATGACTTCTGTTCTATCAGAAGATATATCTTTAATAAAAAAACTTTGATTATTATAAGATGAATTTAGTTCATTTTTTAAAAAATTATAATAAACATTGAATTCACCACTATTATACCCATCATTAACTAAATCAGATTCAGGATTAATAACTATATTAGGAATAGAATCAGATGTTATCTCAGTTAATGGGAAAGAATAATTATTATAACTATAATTAGTTATTGAAAAAGAGTTATCAGGAGTTGATATAGTGTATTCAATATAATCTGTTGATGGATTAAATGAAGATTGAGTAATAGAAGGATTTAACAATACCTCATCTGAGGGTGTATAAGTATTTGGGATTTCTATTTGAGTAACTGTAGCTGCCATCTTATATGTTTGTTGATCCTGATAATTGGAAATTTAATATTGTTTGATTAGCATTTAATAATTCTTGTTGTAAAGAAGTTATTTCATCTAATAGTACTTGTATATCTTCACTATTTTCATTAAACCCAATATACTCTCCACTTGTTTTAACTAAATAAGTATGAGAATTGATATCTCCTTCAACTGGGATATCATAAAATAATTTATTATAAAACTGGAAAAATTGTTCTACTGTTACAGTATCTTCTAAAGGTAATGGAGGAGCATTTTGAGTAAAAGATGTATCAATTACTTTTTCATATATACTCCTTGGGTATTGGGTTTTATTTAATTGATACTCAGCCATTTATTACTTTAAAACTATAATTATTATTAAATATTAAGGTACTACCATTTATAACAGTTTTAATTAAAATAGTATAATATCTTTCAGGTTGTAAACCATTCATGTATAATGTAAAATAACTACTTTGATTATCAGCACTCAATTGAGTAAATTGTTCATCGAAGTTAATAACAAACTCATTAGTATCCAAGTCTTTTATAGCATAATATGAAGAAGTAGGTAAATAATAATTTGTTGTATAATATGACGCAGTTTGATATATTCTGTCTGGATATTCAGGTCTAGCATTTACTCTAAATTTATTTACACTGCCTGGGTAGAATATGCCTAAGTTTTCAGCTACATCTATAAAAGCTGGTAAAGTATTTAAAATAGTAAATGTTGAAGACCCAGTATTCCAGGTGTAGTCTCTCCACTTAATGTCTAAACTTGGAGGATATATAGTGTGAGTATCTCTTGAAAAATATCTTAAAGTATTATTATATTCTAAACTATCAATAAACTCAGTAGCTTGTTTAACTATAATACCATTATTTGCAATTAAGCTACTAGTCCATGCTTTAACTATATTAGTGACATCAACATTAATATCAAAATCATCAAAATAAGTAAAAGTTTGAGAAGCTGTAACATCAGGAACTATACCGGTGTTAGAAGACCCAGTATACCAAGTACCACCACCTTTTGATGAACTATATGAAGCTGTAACTAAAGAACTAAATGAAGAAGTAGCCCAAGCTGTAGTATTAGCTGCTCCTCTATAAACCCAACTTACACCATTTGTGTATTCTGGAGAATAAGAATATTTTCCAGTCCCCATTTCCCAAGATTGAGATATAGGATAGAATTCTAAAGTAGTATCTATATTTAATCCATCTCCATAAGCCAGATAAGCATTAAATGATGCACTCCATAAAGAACTACTAACTTTATTAGTTAATATGTCAGTAATCTCAGTTTGAGAAAACTGGACTAAGAATCTGTTTGATTGTGTATTTCCACTGTCTTGGGCGTCTTCTATGCTTACATCTAATATTTCATCCAACCCAGTATTTTTATTAGGGTATCTAGAGTAGATAGTAGCGTCTTTAGTAGGGAATAATTTATATATAGCCATATATTAATAAATATAAAAATTAAAAAGTTACAACCCTACCTTTAATATCACTATCAGGATATTTTATTTCAAACACCATTGGATCTAAACTTGGGTAAATTACATTATTTTGAGTAGCTCCTACTATATCATAATTATAAGCTGAGTATCCTAATGCTGTTCCAGTTTTATTAGTGATGGTTATTGTCTTAACTGTTTGTACTCCATCTACTTTATCTAAAAGTATAAATAAATCTTTTAATAAGATAGGTTCATTTATTTGCCATTTATCAATATTAAAATAATCTTTCAAAGCAGATATACAATTAGCTAATACTAAATTATTATTATATTGAGGTAAAACAGTTATTTCAAAATCTACACCTATATTAATAATAAATGCATCTTTAATTTTAATAGAATCATTTATAACTCTATATTGTGAAAGATAAGTTGATAGATTTTGTTTTAAAGCAGGTGATGCTAAAATTAATTTTTTATCAACATCAAATGCTAAAAGATATAAATTTAATACTGATGGTGTTTCACCAGGTAATAGATTTGATATTTTTTCAGGTTCAATATATACTTTAGCTATATTACCATATTGAGATGGTAATGATAAAGCTCTAACTAAATAATCATCTTGTGTGACTGTTCTTTGTTGAGTTAAGAATGTACTTAAAGATTTTAATCTTATATCATCAGCTGAATCACCAGGTCCTCCACCACTTGCGGCTACTGGGTTAGTAGCAATAATATTAGCGTATATATAGTTAGAGGTAGCTGAGGCTAATCCTGTATTTATAAATTTAAAATTTGTATTTTTATTAGTTATAGTGCTTAAAGTACCAGCAGATATATTTGATTGTAGTCCTCCTCCCACTAAATATCTAACTGTTAAAGTTGTACTATATGGGGTTATTCCATAAGTATCTGTATATAAGAAATTAGCTGGAGAAAAAGCAATGTTTAATTTAGATTGTATATATGGTAAACCTAATCCTACATTATCTGGGTTAGGTATAATTTCTTCATCTGTATTTGAAGTATTAGTACCTGCTCCAAATTGCAATTGAAGTGTTGTGTTATCTAAAAATCTAGTCACAAATCTCCTTTGTACTTTTTTTAATTGAAGTAAATATGGTACTTCTCCATTATCTGTATATAGATTAGGATTATTTGGGTTTGTATTTTTAATAGTATCATAAATAGTTTCTTGAGCTAGATATGGTACTTCATACCAAGTATTTCCATCACTATCAGTTATATCTAAAATACCAATTATATTAGAATCACTAATCTCTACAGTTTGAAATCTTTGAGGAGTCCCAAAATTGAAAGTAGTTGTTTTAATTTCTGCGGATATTGCTTTTCTAGTTTTCTTTAAAAGATAATAATTTGGAGAGGTAGAATATAATGTGATTTGAGTAGGGTCAGCTGAACTAGAAAAACTAAAGTCAATAGAATCTTGAATTAAAAAATAACTAGGTATAGATGTATTAGATTGAATAATAGTATTTGGTTGAACAAATAAAGCATAATTATAATCTGGGGCTCCAGCATTATCTGGGACTTGTTGGTATACATCAATATCAACTGTGGCTACTGATGTTACTTTAGGTCTATATCCCATAACATACGCTAGCTCAAATAAATTGTTTTGTTGCCTAGTATATTGCAGAAATGTTTCTTGTATTTGATTATCTAGGTAAAATGATAAAACATCGCCTATATACGCAGACATTTCCATAAACATCATTCCCGGTGAAGATGGAGTAAAATCATTATATGCTGTTGGGAAATATGTTTTAGCATAATCAACTAAGGATGTCTTAAATTGATTAAAATCTTTATTTAAATAATTTATATTTACTTTTTGGTCAGCCATGTTATAAGGTTATATTAATTTCATTTATAGGTCCATTATATATAGAATAATTAATAATTATATTAATTGTATTTTCATCATAATTTGGACTCACATTAATATTGGTAAAATTAACATTAGGAAAATATAAATTTAATTCATCTTGTAATGTTAATTGTAAATTTTTTAATAATGTTGGAGACATGTTTTCAAATAATGACCTTCGAATATTAGATCCAAAATTTGGATT